ATCGCCAATACGGTGCGCGGCCGCGGCGCCTGGACGGTGGGCCCGCTGGCGGCGCTGCCCGGCCAGGGCGAGCTGGTGTGGCATGGCGGCGACGGGATCTATCGCGTGCGGCGGGGCAAGCTGGAAAGCGCCGGCCCCTCGGCGATCGACGGCGTGGTCTATCCCGGCCGGCCGCCGGTGCTGGCGCCGTGGAAGGAGCCGGTGCCGGTGAAGGACAGCCCGGCCACCGAGATCTTCGGCTGGCTGAAGACGTGGAACTTCGGCCGCAAGGTGCTGGACCCGGTGCTGGTGCTGGGATGGATCGGCGCGGCGCTGCTGGGCGGCGCCTTGCCCTGGCGGCCCTATATCTTTCTCGTGGGTGACCGCGGCGTCGGCAAGACGACGCTGCAGAACCTGGTGCGCGCCGTCCTCGGCGACACGCTGCTGCGCACCGCCGACGCGACCGCACCGGGCATTCGCCAGATGCTGGGCGCCGACAGCCTGCCCGTGGCGGTGGACGAGCTGGAGGGCGGCGCCGACGACCGGCGCGCCACCGGGATCCTCGACCTGGCGCGCATCGCCGCCTCGGCCGACAAGGCGATCCGCGGCTCTTCCGACCATGAGGCGGTGAGCTTCACCATCCAGAGCGCCTTCATCTTCTCGGCCATCAACCCGCCGCGGCTGACCGTGGCCGACAAGAGCCGCATGGCCTTCATCACGCTGGAGAAGCTGGCCCGCAGCCGCAGCGGCAAGGAGCCGGTGATCAACGACCAGGCGGTGGGCCGCCGGCTGCTGCGCGCCCTGATGGACGCATGGGCGGCCGACGGCGACACCGCCGGCTTCGCCCGCACCTTCGAGAACTGGCGGGCGGCGCTGCGCGAGGCCGACATGGAGGACCGCGCCCAGATGACCTATGGCACGCTGCTGGCCCTCGCCGAGCTGATGCTGGGGCCGGAGGCGCTCGAGGAGCACGGCGTGCCGATCGCCGAGCCGGCCCGCCTCGGCCAATGGGTGCGCGAGCAGACCGTTTCCGAGCGCGCCGAGCAGCGGGCCAACTGGACGCTCTGCCTCGACCGGCTCTTCGCCCACACGATTTCCGCCTGGCGCGACGGCGTGCAGCCGACCGTGGGCGAGGTGGTGGACGCCTACATGCGCGACGAGCCGAACATGGGGAAGGAGGGCGCCCAGGCCCGCCTGAAGCTCGCCGGCCTTTCGGTGAAGGAGGACGGCGCAGGGGACGGGCGGCGGCCCTATCTCGCCGTGCCGATCTCGGCCGAGCTGGGGCCCGCCCGCGCCTTCGAGGGGACGCAGTGGCAGGGCGGCGGCTGGGCCACGGCGCTGAAACAGGCGCCGCCGGAGATCGTGATCCGCGACAGACAGAACTGGCAGGTGATGAAGATCAACGGCCGGGCTGCGCAGTGCCTGATGGTGGATTTGCTGGCGCTGGAGAGCGCAGGGAAAGAGGAGGAATAGATGGAGGGCGTGCATGTGTTTCCGGCGACCTTGAAGGTCGCATGCTTCGACTGCGAAGAGCCGCCCGCCGTTACGTGGCTGGGCGACGCTTCTGCACTTCGCGAGGCCGGCTTCAGGCCCTCCATGTTCTTCGGCGGCCCGCCGGGCTGCGGAAAGACGACGGCGGCGATGGCGTTTGCCAGGGGCCGCGACACGAAGATCTGCAATGCCCGGCTCACGGACGGAAGCGAAGGCCACGTGGTCTTCGTGCGCGACCCTGTGGTGGCGCAGCCGGCCGAGATCGCCGCGACGAAGGAGGGCTAGATGGTCGACACGCAATCGGTGGCGGCCGACCAGCTGAAATCCATCATCGAGCGCATCGAGCGGCTCAACGAGGAGAAGAATGCCCTCTCCGACGACATCCGCGACGTCTATGGCGAGGCCAAGGCCAACGGCTTCGACAAGCGCGTGCTGAAGCGGATCGTGGCCCTGCGCCGGCAGGACCGCGACCAGCGGATGGAGGAGGAGGCGATCCTCGAACTCTACATGCAAGCCCTGGGGATGGCGTGATGAGCGGGCCGCCGTTCATTCGGGCCTATCTGACATCCTATTCCGACTGGCTTGCAGCGAGGGCTGACGAGGTCGAGCGCCGCGGCCGCATGAATGGCCTGTCTGCCCCGCAGGCCCGTCTCGTCGTCATCGAGCTGCGACGCGAGGTCAAGGCCTGTCGCGCAGCCCTGAAGGCCCTCGGCTGACAACCTGACGCCCCGCGCCCCGTCATGGGTGCGAAGCGTCTTCCGCGTTCTCCCTGCCCCGGCCCGCTGGGGGTTCAAGCGGACCGCGCCGGGTTGCTCCGGATCGGCCTCGACCACGGCCGATCCGGCCGGCGCGGGCAGTTAACGCGGGCTGGACCGTGCATCAATGCAAGGGGTGGCGACAGGTGCCGCGCGGCGGTTAGGAGCCTAACCGCCATGTAACCGGGCCGTAACCGGGAAACCGCAGCAACATCAACGGGTTAGGGTGGCGGTTACAGGGTTATGGCCTTTCGCGCGCGCGTCACGTGCGTGTGTATCGCGTATGCATGCGCATGTGAGGGCGGTGTCTATAACCCTATAACCCTATAACCGGAGAGGTTAAGTCTATGAGAATGCAGGGGATTTCCGGTTAGTGGCGGGTTATGCGGCGGTTACATGGGCCGCCGATCATGCGCCGGGTGCATGGCTCGCGAGGGCCAAGGGATTGAATATGCGAGGGAAATCGGCCGATGGCCAACCGCCTGCCAGCTGACGACGCCGAGGGGTCCGTTTCCGGGGCCGAACAGGGCGCACACGCGGGGATTTCCCAGCGGGAGCCGGCCGGCGGCAACGTCCAGGCCGTGGCCGACCAGGCGGCGGCCGACCATCTCGCCTTCGAGGACGGGCTCGACGGTTTCAGCGGGCAGGCGATCGCGCCGCCGGCCAAGCGCGGGGCAGGGCGCCCGGCCGGATCGCCGAACCGGGCGACGTCCAAGGTGCGGGAATATCTGCTGGCGCGCGGCTATCGCGACCCTCTGGAGCAGGCGGCGGCGCTGGTGACGGCCGATCCGCGCGAGCTGGCGGCGAAACTCGCGAACAAGGCGCCGCAGCTGGTGACCTTCGGCGAGGCGCTGGCCGTCCTGGCCGAGCAGGGGAAGGCGAGGGGGCAGCTGCTGCCCTACTTCCACCAGGAGATGCCGAAGCCGAAGGAGCCGGAGCGCGAGGTTGAGAGACATTTCGTCGTCATCGTCGACAGCCCCGAGAAAGCGCAGCAGGTTCAACGGGTTATCGATGCGCGGGCGAACCCCTCACAAGGCGAGGCCGACGACTGGCTCTCTGAACCCGTTGTGATCACTGACGAATTCCGTGTGAGGGACCATGATTGAAAATCACGTGCTCCACCTCGGCCGCCTGGCCCCGCGCGTTCCGCCCGCGCTCGCGGGTGCGCGCATGCCCCCCCGCCCCCTCGCGCGCCCGCCCGCGCCCGCCCGCGCGCGCGACCTCGAAAAACCGGCCCCGGCCCCCCCTCCCCGGGGGGTGCTCCAGCACACTCACCGCCGATCGAAAGGTCGCCCTCGGCCGGGGCGGGGCGGGCGGTCCATCGGGCTCGGGCAAGGGGCGCGGGGGCCGGGCGGTCCCGGTGCGCCGATCATCCGGGCGGCGGGCCAGCGGGGGCGGGCATGACCGACATCCTCACCTCGGGCGAAAAGCTGTCCAGCCGCCAGCTCGAAGATCTGATGAATTCCTATCGCGGCCTCGGCGAGACGCCCTTCCGCATGCCTCAGCAGGCCACCTTCTCGCTCGGAACCTACACGCCGCCGGGCCCGGTCTGCGGCGCCTATATCCGCTCCGAGGGGCCGATCGACGCCATCATGGGCCCCGGCGGCTCCGGCAAGACGATCGGCAGCGCCTTCAAGGCGGTGCGCTTCGTGGTGAAGCTGATGCCGATCTGCCTCGACGGCGTGATCCGCGGCAAGGTCACGGTGGTCCGCGACAACTACCGCCAGCTCTACAAGTCCACCCTGCAGAGCTGGTTCCACTGGTTCCCGACCACGCGCCACCCGGACTTCTCCGGCGGTCAGGACCGCCCCGGCACGCACCGGCTGAAGCTGATGACCTATCGCGAGATCCGCGGCGTCATGCGCGAGGTGAAGGTCGACCTGCAGGTGGAGTTCTTCGCCATCGCCGATATCGACTATGAGTTCGCCTTCAAGTCGTATGAAACCAGCTACGCCTGGCCCACCGAGGCCGACAGCCTGCCGCCGGCGTCCATCCCGTTCTTCTTCTCGCGCACCGGCCGCTATCCCTCGCTGGACCTGCTGCCCGACGAGGTGCGCGCCCTGGACGAGCCGCTGCCCCGCGCCCTCGGCTGGGACATGAACCCGCCGCCGCCCAAGCATCCGACCCTTGTGGCGGCCCAGCGCGGCTCCTTCCGCGAGGACTTCGACCCGGCGAAGGACCGCCGCACCATCAACTTCTTCGTCCAGCCCTCCGGCCTCGCCGAGAACGCCGAGAACCGCGCCGGCAAGACCCGCCGCGCCTACGAGCTCGAGCTCGAGGTGATGCCGAAGGACGACGCCCGCCGCATGGTGCTCGGCCTGCCGGGCCGCGTGAAGGACGGCCTGCCGGTCTATGACGAGGACTTCGACCGCGAGAAGCATGTCGCGCCGTCGGCCATCGAGATCCTGCCGAACGTGCCGCTGCATCTCGGCTTCGACCAGGGCGGGCAGTCGGGCGGCGCCGGCCAGCCGGCCGTCGTCGGCTTCCAGGTCGCGCCGAACGGGCAATATCGCGGCGTTCTGTCCATCGCCACCAAGCCGGGCACCGGCGCCGAGCGCTTCCTCGACCAGCTGGTGCCGGTCCTGCGCGGCCGCTTCCGAAACGTGCCGCCGGGCGTCTGGACGGGCGACCCCGCGGGCTTCATGGGCGGCGACAAGGTCTATGGAACGCTGTCATGGTTCGAGATCGTGCAGCGCACCCTCGGCCACCGCATCGATCCGGCGCATACCCAGCAATGGACCGAACGGCTCGAGGCGCTCGGCACGCTCATGCGGCGCGACATCAGCCGCGACACGCCGCGCCTTCTCCTGTGCCCCATTCATTGCGGCCCGCTGATCGAGGCGCTGGCCGGCGACTTCAAGTTCGGCAAACGCCACGACGGCACCTATGACCCGCTGCCGGTCAAGAACATGGCGGCCAACGTGGCTGAAGCCGCGCAATATGTCTGCCTCGGCCTGCAGGGGCTCGCCGGCGTGGCGGGCATGATCACCAACTCCTTCAACCCCTCCAACGTCCATTCCCTCACGCCCCGCGCCGTCGTGCAGACGGGCGACTGGCCGGTGTTTTGATGCTCACGCTGGTCTCGCCGGTGGACCTGTTCGAGGCCCGCCAGCTCTATGCCGACTGCCTCCGCGAGGGGCTCTTCAAGCCCGGCCGGCGCGGGCTCATCGCGCGCCAGCTCGCCGGCGGCGCCATGATGGGCTTCGAGAAGGACGGCCGGCTCATCGCCCTCATGGTGGCCACGCCCACGGATCTGATCACCGACGGCCTGCCGACGCTGGAGATCTCCGTCTGCGGCCGGCGGGCCGAATGCGCGGCCCTGATGCTGCCGCTCGCACGGCTGGCGCGCTTAACCCTCGATGCCTGGCTGCATGATGGCACCGTGGCGCTCTGCTGCGTGGTGAAGGCCGGCCACCGGCCGGGCGAGAAACTCGCCCGCCTCGGCCTCTTCGGCCGCATGCAGAGCGAGAACGGGCTGCAGCTCTGGACGAGGTATCCTGATGGACGCGATCAAGACCCTGATCTTCGGTGACGGCGGCGCCTCGAAGCGCGCGGCCGATGAAGCCCGCCAGCAGGCGGCCGTGGCCGCCACCCGCCAGCAGTCGCTGGCGCAGGAGGAACAGGCCCGCGCCGACACCCAGGCCGGCAAGACGATCGCCACGCCGCGCGGCCGCCGCCTGCTGCTGGACGGCCCCGCCGGTGGCTCCAACCTGTCCGCCACGGTGGGCTGACCCATGGCGGAACCCGCCTTCGACCTGAAGCGCCACGCCGGCCGCATGGCCCATGCCTGGTCGCACAAGGGCATCTGGGACAGCTACACCCGCGAGGCCTATGACTACGCCATCCCCTTCCGCCGGCCCGTCTCCGGCGCGCAGTCCTCCGGCCGCACCGACGTCGTCTTCGACGTCACCGCCATCGACAGCACCTTCCGCGGCGCCGGCCAGCTGAAGGAGGACCTGTTTCCCTCGGGGCAGGACTGGTTCAAGCTGAAGGGCGGCCCGCTGGCGAAGAAGCTGGTGAAGGCCTCCAACGACAATGCCGGCCGGCTCGCCTTCGAGCGCCAGCTCGAAAACCTCACCGACCAGATCCTGCCGCATTTCCAGACCGGCGAATTCGACCTGGCCGCGGCCGAGATGTGCCTCGACATCTTCGCCGGCACCGGCATCCTGCTGCCCGTCCGCGGCGACGATCTCAACCCCATCCGCTTCGTCTGCCTGCCGGTGGAGGAATGCTGCCTCACGCTGGACGGCTTCCGCCGCCCCAACGGCCTGTCCTGGGGCCGCATGTGGAAGGTCGCCGACATCAAGGACGCATACCCGTCCTACCAGCTGCCGGAGAAGCTCGAGAAGGAGCTGGCGGCCAACGCCGAGGCCGAGGTGAAGCTCTTCCAGGAGTTCGTGCGCGAGGGCAAGCGCTGGCGCTGCCTCGCCCGCCTCGAGGACGACAAGGCCCCGCCGCTGCGCATGTGGTGGCGCAAGGCGCAGCCCTTCGTCGCGGCCCGCTATCACGTGGTGCCCGGCGAGACCTATGGCCGCGGCCCGGTCATGCTGGCGCTGTCCACCATCAAGGTGGTGAACAAGGTGAAGGAGATGGCGCTGCGCTCGGCCGCCATCAACCTGCTCGGCCTCTGGGGCTACAGGCCCGGCGGCGCCTTCAATCCCGACGTGCACAAGATGCGCCCCGGCGCCTTCTGGCCGGTCAATTCCACCGGCGGCATGCTGGGGCCGGACGTCGCCCGTCTCGACACGCCCGGCAAGGGCATGGACGTCGCCAACATCGTCCTCTCCGAAGAGCGCGCCGTCATCCAGCGCATGCTCCACGACGAGGTCACCGACGGCAAGGGCAAGACGCCGCGCTCGGCCGAAGAGATCCTGATGATCGCCCAGCGCATCAAGCGGGCCTATGTCGGCGCCTTCGGCCGGCTCATCAACGAGATCATCCCGGTGCTCATCCCGGCGGTGTGCGAGATCCTGCACGAGCAGGGCCTGCTCACCATGGAGCTGACCTTCGACCAGCTGCTGCTGGCGGTGGAGGTCACCTCGCCGCTGGCCGCCACGCTGAAGGCCGGCCACCTCGAGCCGCTGATCCAGGGCTTCCAGCTCATCGCCGCCCTCGGCCGCAATCCCGACCGCGAGCTGATGCTGGACGAGCTGCTGCCGCAGGTGCTGCAGGACACCGGCATCAAGGCCGCCCACATCGCCGACGAGGCCCACAAACAGGCCTTCGACCAGAAGGCCGCCATGGCGCAGATGGCCGCCGCGGCCGCCGAGATGGCGACGAAAAACCCGGAGCTGCTCATGGGCGGCGAAGGCGGCCAGGCTGACCCGGCCGCCGGCGGCAATGTCGTGCCGATGCGGGGGGCCGCATGAGCGACGGCGTCGTCATCCCGCCGAGCCACGGCGCGCGCGAGATCCTGCCGGCCGAAAGCTATGTCGGCAATGCGTGGAAAGCCCTCGAGGTCGGCGGCGGCCCGAAATCGGAGATCGCCGAGGCTTTCCACCGGATGAAGGTGGAAGAGCGCGACGGGGCCGTGCGCGCCGCCGTGCGCCTCCTCGAGGACGCCTCCCTGCGCCCGCTGCTCGAATTCCTCACCGACATGACGTTGCGCCGGCCGGTCGCCCTCGGCGTGACGAAGGAAGACTGGCTCCTCGCGCAGCGCCGCGAGGGTGCCAACGGCGTCGTCTGGGTCCTTTACCAGCTGATCGCCGAAGCCCGCGGCCAGATGCCGCCCCCCAGAGAAGGACTGTAACCCATGACCGACGCAGCCACTGCCGCCGGCGCCGCCGGCGCCGCCGCTTCCCCCGATCTCGCCGCCGCCGGCGCTGCCGCCGGCGCCGTCACCCCCGATCCGAAACCGGCTGCCGCGTCTGGGGGCGCGGCGCCGGCAGGGCAGGCCCCCGCCGATGCCGGAGCGTCGGCCGTCTATCGGCCGGAGGGCCTGCCCGACCACTTCCTCGGCAAGGACGAGCGCGAGACGATCGACAAGCTCTTCAAGGCGGTCGACGGTTACCGCAAGGGCGATGCCGCGCGCGGCGAGAAGATCGGCGCGGTGCCCGATGCGCCGGAAAAATACGCCTTCACCCCGGCCGCCGAGGTCGCGGCCTACCTGCCCAACGTCGCCGACGATCCGGTCCTGAAGATCGCCCAGGCCGCCGCGCACAAGTTCGAGCTGGGCGGCAAGCAGTTTTCCGGCTTCATCAACGAGTTCATGCAGGGGCTGGTGACCGGCGGCCAGCTGGACGACCCGTTCTCGGCCGAGAAGGAGCGCGCCATCGTCGCCGGCGACGTCGCCGACCCGCAGGAGCGGGCGAAGGTCGCGGGCAAAGTCGCCAACGACACGATCGCCTACATCGACGCCCTGCAGCAGCAGGGCAAGATCGACCAGGCGACGGCCGACTGGGCCAAGGGCCGCACCGATCGCGGCCACTTCCTGAAGCTGATGCAGACCATGCGGTCCACCGCGCCGACGCTCGAAGTGGGCGGCGCTGCCGCCGGCGGCCAGAGCATCGACAAGATCCTCGACGCCCGCATCGCCGATCCCCGCTCGAAATGGGGATCGTCGACCTATGACCCCGCCTTCGTCGCGGAGACGAAGAGGCTGGCGCAGCAGGGCATCGGCGACGGCGAGCCGGGCCGCGCTTAACGCGCGCGCCACGCGAGCATGATCGAGGGCGGACTGACGGGAAGGACCCGCGGTCCGCCTCCGCTTATCCGGCGCCGCGCCGGACCGGGGGCGGCCCGGCCAATCGCCCCGAGGTGAACCCCAATCCCATCACCTTCGGAGAACAATCATGACCGCTCGCGCTTATGCGTGGTTCGAAACCCTCTACGTCAAGGGCGCAATGCATGCGCTCCAGGACAGCGGCTACCGCAGCAAGGGCCTTTTCGCCACCGCCGCCAACATGAAGGGCAACACCGTCACCTGGAAGATCGCCGGCAAGGGCGAGGCGACGGAGATGAGCGAGAACATCGAGGTCCGCCCGACCATCAATGCGGCGCGCACCACGGTGACCTCCACTCTCAAGGCCTACGAGGCCAACGAGGACATCAACGTCACCGACCTCACCCAGATGTCGGAGAACGAGATCGCGATCGCGCAGCAGTCCTGCGCCATGGCCATCGGGCGCAAGTTCGACAAGATCCCGTTCCAGGCCATGGACGACGCCACCTCGTCCATCACCACGATCGGCGACGGCTCGGCCCAGATCTCGCCCATCGACCTCCTCGCCGGCCAGGCCGCGATGCTCGCCCAGGGCATCACCGGCTCGCCGATCATCCATGTCGGCGTCTCCTACAACCAGCTCGCCTCCCTGCTGCGCTACAAGGAGATCAACAACGCCGACTACGGCGGCGACAATCCGCTGCTCCGCCAGCTCGGCGCGCGCACCTGGATGGGCATGAACATCATCCCCTTCCCGGACGACACGCTGAACACCTACGACACCGACGAGAAGGCCGGCTACATGTGGTTCAAGGACTGCATGGGCTTCCACACGCCGACCGGGCCCGACGGCAAGATCGCGATGGCGACGCGCATCGACTACATCCCGCGCGAGAAGTGCCATCACGCGGCGAACACCATCCAGGCGGCCGCCAAGCCCATCCTCTTCGAGGGCATCCGCCGGCTGCGCTTCCTCAACACGGCTCCCACCGCCTTCGCCTGATGAGCTGCCGGGCGCGCCACCCGCGCGCCCGGCCGCCACCGCATGAGCGCGCGCCGCGCGTTTCCGCCCATCACGTCATCCGCTGGAGACCAGCACCATGTCCTTCTCGAAGCTGTCCCTCGCCCGCGTCACCAAGCAGGTGGCCGTGGGCCTCACCACCGGCCTGCCGGGCGCCCTCCAGGTCGCCGGCTACATGTATGCCACCGACGACGCTGCGGCGACCGTCGAAACGGCGGGCTATTTCAACAATGCCCGCAATCTGGTCCGGAAGGGCGACTTCCTCGTCGCTGTCATGGTCCATTCGGGCACCGTCGTCATCAAGCTCTTCGTCTTCGACGCCGTGCCCGCCTCCGGCAACGTCACCATCAAGGTGGCCTCCGTCACGGCCGCCTGATCCCGGCCGCCGTCAACAGCCCCGCCCTCGCGCCACCGGCGCGGGGGCTTTCCCGCAACGGAGCCTCGCCATGACGATCGTCGCAGCCAACGACACGGTGACCTATCTCGACCACACCGGCCAGCCTCGCGCAGCGCAGGGCGTCCAGCTCCTCGGCCGCGCCGCCGAGCGCGTGGAGGGCCCGCACGAGCAGATCGCCTTCCGCTCGCTCGCCACCGCCAACCCGCTGGTGCTGCACGCCGGCGCCTGCCGCCTGCTGGCCAGCGCCCTCGGCAATGTCGGAACCGGCTGCTTCCTGAAGTTCTACGACAAGGCCACGGCGCCGAGCGAGGCCGACACGCCTGTGCTCACCGTGGCGCTCGCCGCGAGCACCTTCCAGGGGCAGGTGCAGGACTATCTCGCCGGCCGCGGCATCCATTTCACCAACGGTTGCGCCATCCGCATCACCGGCGCCGTGGCCGACAACGACACCACGGCGATCGCCGCCGGCCAGGTCGCGGGCTTCTTCGCGCTGGTGAGCTGACATGCCGGACGTCCTGGACGACCTCGCGATCGCCAACAAGGCGCTGGCCGTCTTCGCCGGCGGCTCCATCACCGGCTTCGACGAGGGCACGCCGCTGGCCAACACCTGCGCCGCCATCGTGCCGCGCATCATCGACCGCTGCCTGATCGCCCAGGGGTGGAAGATGAACCTCGTGACGCGCCAGCTCGAGCGCATCGCCTTCACCACCGAGGACCCGCTGCCGCCCAACGGCTTCCGCTACGGCTATGCCTTCCCGTCGAACGCGCTGCGCGGCCCCTTCCGCGTCTCCCGCCACCGCGACATCCGCACCGGCGCCTTCCGCGAGTGGAGCCGCGAGGGCCGCCGCATCTTCACCGATGCGGAGGAGGTCTTCGCCACCTTCCTGCTGCGCCTCTCGGCCGATCAGTGGGGACCGACCTTCCTCGACTTCTGCATCACCGCGGTGGCGGCCGAGCTGGTGGTGCCCGTCTGCGACGACAAGGACCATGCGGCCGAGCTTTTCGCCAAGGCCTGGGGCACGGCCCGCGAGGGCGGCCGCGGTGGCCTCTCCGCCAAGGTGCTGGACGAGGACGTTTCCACCGACACCGGCTTCGACGCCTCCGGCGACGACGGCGAGCTGGTGGCCGCCCATATCTCCGGCCAGCCGACCTTCATGGACTTCCGCTGATGGTCGCGCGCCCCGGCCTCCAGTTCCTGTCGTGGAATTCCGGCGAGCTGGCGCCAGAGTTCCATGCGCGCCGCGACGTCAAGAACTTTCATTCGGGCTTCGCCGCCGGCCGCAACATGGAGGCAAACCCGCTGGGCGGCGGCCGCCAGTCGCCGCGCACGCGCTACAAGGGCCGCGGCGGCCGCCTGGTCACCACCGGCGTCAATGCCACGGTCGGCGCCACCGGCTCGATCTCGTCCGGCACCGTCGTCGCCACCGCCGATCTCGGCGCCGATGGCGCGCTCTGCGGCGCCGACATCAGCTTCACCGGCGTTTCGGCCGTGGCGGACGGCCTGCGCGTCGAGCTGCAGGATAGCGGTGGCACATGGGCGGCCATCTCGGCGACGATCGACGTTGCGGCCTCGGCGCGGGCCTATCGCATCTGCATCGCCCCCGGCGCGCCGGTCACCGGCCGCCGCGCCCGTCTGGTGGCGGCCGCCACCATCAACCTCTCGGCCGCCTCCGTCACCGTCCTCACCGAGACAGCGACGACGGCCGGCCGGCTTCTGACGCATACCTTCTCGACCTCCGAGGCCTATGCGCTGACGGTCGCCGCCGGCCATGCCGACATCTGGAAAGCCGGGACCTTCGTCGGCGCCGTCGCCATCCCGCACACGGCCGGCCAGCTCGCCACCCTGCAAAAGACGCAGCGCGGCGCCTCCATGCTCCTCTGGCACAAGGACGTGGCGCCGCACGAGGTCCGCCGCGACGGCGCGGACCACCAGTGGACGCAGGCCACCCGCACCTGGCTGGCCATTCCCGAGGTCGACTATGGCGGCACCTATGTCGACACGGCCGAGAAGTGGAACGTCTATGTGACCTGGACGACCGACGGTGGCTTCACCATTGTCGGCCAGAGCATCGTCGTCACCGTCAACGGAGAGGACACAAGCCCGGTCGAAGTGCCGACGACGGGCTTTTCCGCCGACTGGCCGGCCTTCGCTTCCGCGCTCGAGACGGCGCTGGAGGCGCTCGCGGCGCTTGAAACCGGCATCACCTGCGCCGTGGTCGGAACACCGTCCAGCACCGCCGCCACGATCTCGATCGAGTTCACCGGCACCGGCAATGCCGGGGCGCAGTTCGTCGTCACCGCGAAGGTGGCCACCAACAGCGACAAAGCCGCCGCCAATGTCGGCCGCACCGTGCGCGGCCGCGCTGGCGGCGAGGCCGTCATGTCGGTGACGCGCGGCTGGCCGCGCACCGGCATCTATGCCGAGGATCGCCTCTTCATGGGCGGCTTCGCGTCGCGGGGCGACGCCTATCTCGGCAGCCGCACCGGCGAATATTTCGACCTCAATGCCGAGCTGGAAACCGCCGCCTCCGCCTTCGTCTTCGGCCTCAACGCCGACGGCGCCGAGGACATCCTGCGCTTCCACCGCGGCCCGCATTTCATCATCTTCACCAATGAGCGCCACTATTACGTGGCCAACCCGCCGTTCAACCGGCAGCAGCCGCCCAATCAGCGCGTCTCCGAGACGCCCGGCATCCAGCCCAATTGCGAGCCGGTGGAGATCGAGGGCCGCATCATCTATGTCGGCAACGACGGATCGCAGCTTTTGGCCGCGCAATACTCCGACGTCACCCAGAAATACGATACGAGCCCGATCAGCCTGCTCGCCAACCACCTGGTGCGCGGGATCGTCTCCACCGCGCTGCAGCGCGCCAGCTCCGACACGGTGGCCAACCGCCTCTTCATGGTGCGCGACGACGGCGACATGACGCTGGGCGGCATCGTCCGCAACCAGGACGTCACCGGCTTCTGGCCGTGGCAGACCGACGGCGATGTGCTGGACGTGGCGGTGGACGGCACCGGCGCCGCCTGGCTGCTGGTGAAAAGGCCGATCGGCGAAGGCGAGGCGCTGACCTTCGAGCAGCTCACCCTCGACACGCAGCTCGACTGCACCGTCACCGTCAGCCAGGCCGAAAGCGTGACCGTCGCGGGCCTCGGCGTGCATGAGGGCCGGGAAGTCTGGGCCAAGGCCGGCGGCACCTATGCCGGCCCCTTCACCGTGACGGGCGGCGCCATCACGCTGCCCTGGACGGCTGCCGCCATCGAGGTCGGCCGCTGGATCGCGCCGCGGCTGAAGGTGCTGCCGATCCAGCGCGAGCTGAACGAGAAAAGCGTCGTGGTGCGGCCCGGCCGCATCCACACGGCCAAGATCACCGCCAATGCCGTCTCCTCGCTGGCGATCGCCGCCAATGGCCAGCCGGCCTTCGACGTGCCGCTGGCGAGCGGCGACGACGATGCCGAAGGCCCCTGGGACCCGGTCACCGGCCTCATCACCGTCACCGGCCTCGCCGGCTGGCAGGTCGGCGCCCAGCTCGAGCTGACCCAGCTGCGGCCCGGCGCCTTCGACATCCGCGACATCACGCTGGAGGGACGTTTCTGATGGAACTGGCCGCGACCCTCATGACCTCCCTGGCCTCGACCTTCTCCACCGTCGCCCCGGCCGCGGCGACGACGGCCACCACGGCCGCCACCGCCACGGCCTCGGCCGGCTCCTCGCTCTGGTCGATCCTGCAGGGCACGGCCACGGCGCTGTCCGTTGTCGGCGGCCTGCGCTCGGCACAGGCGCAGGCCGATGCCCGCAACGCCCAGGCCGAGGACGCCAAGCTCGAGGCGGCCATGGAGGGCACGCGCGGCATCGAGCGGCGCACCGCCATCCGCCAGCGCATGGTCGAGGACCTCGGCGCCCGCGACGTGGCCTATGCCGCCTCCAATGTGGACCTCTCCTTCGGCACGCCGGCCAAGGCCCGCGAGGGCGCCGTGGCCGACGCCAACGCCGCCCTGTCCACCGACGCCGAGACCGAGACCATTCGCCGCAACCGGCTGCTGTCGCGGGCGGCGCAATACCGGATGATGGCCGACGACGCCAGCGCGGCCGGCACGCTGAAGGCCATCACCGGCGGCATGTCCATGCTCGCCGACGTGTCGCGGAGGCGTTGATCCATGGCCCAGCAGCCGCGCCAGTTCACGATCGAGAAACAGACCTACAAGGGCGCCGTGCCGGACGGCCTCGCCCCCGTCCCCATGCCGACCGGCGAGGCGGGGCAGGCCGCCGCCGCTGGCTTCGACGCGCTGGCGAAGAAGTTCTCCACCTGGGCCGACCAGGACGCGAAATTCGAGGGCGAGCGCGACGCGAAGGTGGCGGCCGCATCGAACGACTTCACCCGCACCGGCGCCGGCACGATCTACGGCCGGGCCCGCGACGCGACCGCGCTGGACGCGCAGGTGACGAGCGCCACGGCGACCTTCCGCGACCGCACCCTGTCGCTGTTCCAGGAGCATCGCAACAACCCGGAAGCCCTGCGCGCCGAGCTGGAACGGGAGGCCCGCGACACCGCCGGCCTGTTGCCGCCCGAGGCGCAGGCCGGCTTTCGCGCCCGGGCCAGCGACATCGGCGTGGTGCTGCAGCGCCAGGCGATCAACAACCAGACGAGCCAGCAGCAGGACGCGGCCCGCGCCGTGCTGATCCGCCGCTCCGCCGAGAACGAGCGGCAGCAGGCGCAGATCCTGTCCGTGTCACCGTCGGACCCGGCGGCCGAGGCGGAGGCCCGCAGGGCCAGCGGCGAGCAGGTGGCGCATATCCGCGGCATGGTGGCCACCGGCATGATGGACGCCAGCGCCGCCGAGCGCGCCATCCTGCAGGAACAGCAGGCCCTCGAGGGCCGCATCATCCAGGCGCGCGCCGCCACCCTGCGCACGCCGGAGGAGATCGACGCCTATCGCACCCACCTGCGCGGCGAGTTCCAGGCCGGCCGCCTGCCGGGCCTCACCGACATTTCCGGCGTCGACGAGGCGCTGCAGAAGCTCGGCACCCAGAAGCGCGTGGAGGGTGACCGGCAGGCCCGCGCCCTGCAGACGAGCCTGGACGATGCGCTGACCCGCGCGGCGAGGGGGCAGCAGCCCACCGCCGCCGAAATGGCGGTGCTCGAGGCCGAGGCGGCGAAGCTCGGCCCGCGCGGCACGGTGGCGCTGGAAACCATGCGCGGCCGCATGGTGCTGGCGCAGCGCATCGCCGCCCTGCCGATCGCCGACCAGGAGCGCGCGGTGCGCGAGCTGGAGGCGCAGACGCGGGCGGCCTCGACGCCGAACCCGGAGAACGAACGCCGCCTGCAGGGCGTCTCCGATCCGGCCCGGCGCATGTGGCAGGGACTGACCGCCACCCCCGGCCTGCCGGCGGTGACGATCAGCTCCGGCCACCGCACCCCGGAGCGCAACGCGGCCGCCGGCGGCGCGTCGGGATCGCAGCACATCCATGGCAACGCCCTCGACCTCGACACCAAGAACCTCTCCGACGAGGACAAGGCCAAGGTGCTGGCGGCGGCGATCGCCAACGGCGCGCGCGGCATCGGCATCTACCCGTCCGGGGCGATCCACATCGACACGCGCGCCGCCCCGGCCTTCTGGGGGCCGAACGGCTATCGTGGATCTCCGATCGAGAGTTTCCCGGCCTGGGCGCAGCCGCACCTGCGGCGTCTGCAGGAAACCGGCGGCGCCGAACCGCCGCCGGCCCGCCCCGGCCCGCCCGCCATCACCCGCGCCGGTGCCGAAAACGTGCAGTGGATGCGCGAGCAGGTGACGGCCAACCGCAACGCCATGAATGCCGACCTTCTCGGCTATGCCGCCGATCGCGGCCTCGCCGGGGGCCCCGTCACCGCCGTGGACATGGCCGCGCCGCCCGACCAGCTCGCCGCCCAGATGCGCGCCCGCGTCGACCAGGTGGACGCGGTGGCGCCGCGCCTCGGCAAGGCGGACCCGACCTATCTGCGACCCGACGACAGGGCGGCGCTGCAGGGCGTGGTGGCGGCCGGCGGTGAGCGGGCGCTGGCGACGGTGGAGGCCATCGTGCGCGGCGGCGGGCCGCGCGCCACCCAGATCCTGAAGGAGATCGGCGGCGATGCGCCGGAGCTGGCCCATGCCGCGGCGATCGGCGCGGCCACCGGCGATCGCGGCTTTGCCCGCACGATCGCCGAGGGCCTGCAGGCGCGGCGCGTCAGCGGATCGTCGCCCGAGCGGCCGCCGGTGGCGGACATGGACGCGGCCGAGCGCGCGGCGCTGGGCGCCTCGCTGCGCGGCATGCGCACCGACGAGCGCGAGCGCACCCGCGCCGCCGTCGCCGTCTGGGCCGAGGTGACGGCGCAGCGTCGCGGCATCGACCTCAAAGCCAATGCCCAGTCGCTGCTCGAGGAAGGCTTCCGCGCCGCCCGCGGCGAGACCCGGCAGGGCGACCGCACCTATGGCGGCGTGACCACCTGGCGCTCGCCGGCATGGGGCGGCGGATCGGTCGAGGTGCAGGTGCCCCCCGCCGTGCGGCAGGACCGCTTCGGCGACGTGCTGAAGGCCATCACCACGGACGACCTGGCGGCGCTGCCCAATCCGCCGGTGCTGCCCAACGGCAGCCCGATGGACGCCGGCGCACTGCGCCGCATGCAGCCGATCTTCGGCCCCGGCGGCTATCGCTGGGCCATGCCGCCCGATGCCAGCGGCAACCGCCGTCCCGTCATGGGCAAGGACGGCCGGCCCTTCGTCCTCGACTTCGAGGCCCTGACCCCGGCGCTGCGCCAGCGCCTGCCGGATGCTTTCCGATGATCACGCTCGGCGCCTGGTCCGACGACACCTTCACCGGCGCGCCGGCCGACCCGGCCGACACGCAGACCTTCCTCGAGCGCCTCGGCAGCTATGCCGGCAGCGCGGCGCGGGCGGTGGACACGGCCGGCACCTTCGGCCGCGATATCGGCATAGCCGTAGCCGATCCGGAGAAGCGCGCCGGCCTCTCGTCGCTCTTCGACGCGGCCGAGCGGCAGACCCGCCTGGTGGACGCCTCCTCGGCCCGCCGCGCGGCGCAGGAGCATGTCTATGACCGGATGATCGCCGAGGTGCGCCGCGTCACCGGCGAGGATCTCGCCAATCCGCTGATCCGCAACACGTCGGAGCTGGCCGGCCGCATCGGCCGCGGCGAGTTCACCGGCTGGGCCGACCCGCGCCTCGAGGAGCTGATCGCAGGCCGGCAGGACGCCTTCCTCGCCCGCGTGCAGCAGCTGAAGGCGAAATTCGGCGACCGCCTCGCCGTCGACCCCTTCACGCCGGTGCCGACGCAGGCGGCCGTCTCCGCCCGCATGGCCGAGTTCGACTTCAAGCGCGAATGGGCGCGGACCGACCTGCCGCTGGCGGCGCAGGTCGCGGCCATGTTCGCCGGCGCCATGATCGGCTCCCGCGAGGACCCGCTCTTCTGGCTGTCGTTGCCCTATGGCGGCCCGGCCAAGGGCGCGGCGACGCCGCTTGCGCGCATCGCGACCTCCGCCCTCTCCAACGCCGTGGCCAATGCCGGCTTCTCGGCCGTCGCCCAGCCGACGGTGCAGGGCTGGCGCGCCGAGATCGGCGTCGAGAGCGGCCTCGGCGAGGCGGTGCAGAATGTCGGCATGGCCGCCCTCATCGGCGCGGCGGCCGGCGGCGGGTTGACCGCGGCCGGCGAGGGCCTCGGCGCCCTTTTGCGTGGCCGGGGCGGCGCTGCCCGCGCCATCGAGGCCATCGAGAAGGCCGGCGGCTTTGTCGACGATGATACCAGGGCGGCCCTGCGCGCGGCGGAGATGGCCGGTGAGGCCGATGCGGCGACCTTCCGGGCACCCGAGGGCATCAACCCCGCCGAGGCCGCCCAGGGCCTCGCCGATGCGGCGCGCGCCGCGGTGGAGGTGGACGCGCCGCTGCCCATGGGCTCGCGCCCTGTCAGGCCCGGCGTGACCGATGCGCTGGCGCGCGAGATCCTCGACGATGGCGACGACCCCGTCGCCGCCCTGCAGCGCCTGCGCGAAAACCCCGACGCCATCGAAAGCGCCATCGCCTCCGAGCTGCCGGATGTCAGGGCGGCCGGCTATGCCGCGACCCTGTCGGATGGCGCCTTCGCCCGCGCCCTCGCCGGCGAGGTGGACCCGGTGGCGGCGAGCGTGGTGGCGCGCATGGCGGACGATGCCGCCGACCAGGCGGCGCTGCTCGGCCGGCTGGCCGAAGCCGGCGCGCGGACCGAGGAAGCGGCCCGCGAGGTGGTGAGCGATGCGATCCGCGCCCAGAACGCCGTGCGCGCGGCCGAGGCCGCCATGGCGGAGGAGGGGCCCTTCATCGACGTGGCCGTGACCATGCGCCGCCGGCAGCGCCGCCAGCCCCTGTCGCTCCTCGAGTTCCTCGCCGCCGATGGCGGGCTGAAGCCCGACCCGGAGCTGGGCGCCATCTTCGACGGGCAGAAGTTCATGCCCGGCTATGGCCAGCTCGTGCGCGACAGCGGCCGCACTCTCGACCGCGCCTTCGAGGCGGCGCAGGAGGCCGGCTATTTCCGCGACGCCCGCTTCGAGGCGGGCGGCACCCGGTCCATCAGCTACAACGAGATGCTCGTTGCGATCGAGGCCGAGCACCGCGGCACGAAGCTCTACCGCGAGGCGGACATTCCCTTTTTCGCCGATCGCGAGATGAAGGCCCGCAACGCCGAGCTGCGCCACCAGGTCGAGCAGCAGATGGAGCGCTTCTTCGTCGAGAACGACATCCAGCCGCACACGATCGACAAGGGCCTGTGGACGCGCACCCGCGAGCTGCTTGAGCGCGGCGAGTTCGACGATCCCGACATTGCCTTCGAGCGTGCCGTGATGGAGGATAGCCACCGCTTCGAGAGCGTGGTGGCCAGGCGCAAGGAGATCGCCGATGACATCCCCGGCTGGGACGTTCCTGATGACCGCCGTGCAGCACCGCGCGCTCGCCAAAAAAATCCGCAAGACCCCGACGCTGGACCCGGCGGAGCGCGAGCGGCTGGCGAAGCACCACGAGCTGGTGGCGTCGATCCAGGACGCACGGAAGCAACGCCAGCAGGCGAGCAAGGGCTGATCCCCGGCGTCGACCCGCTCGACCTCAAGGCCGTCGCCGAGCTTGCCGCCGCCCGTCCGCTCGCCGGCGGCGACGCCGCGCCGCCCGCCGGCGGCCTCTTCGATGACGCGGCGCGGGCCCAGATGGACCTCCTCGACAGCCCGGCCCTGCGCCGTGCCGATCCCGCCGAGGCCCGCAACCTGGTGCCGCTGATCGACGATGCCGGCAACGCCATCGCCGTCGATCGCGCCTCCCTCGATGCGATCGGCGAGCGGCCGCGCCTTCTCGCCGACATCGCCGCCGCCTGCAGGATCTGACCATGGCCCAGTTTCACGACTGCATCGCCTCCGCCGCCGCGCAGGGCGCCATGTCCAGAGAGGAGGCCGACCTCCTGCGCGCCATGTATGACGCGCAGGTCAAGGCCACCGGCGACGATCTCGCCGCCAAGGCCAAGGTGGTGGAGCAGCTCACCGCCGAGGCCGAGCTGCGCGCCCGCCATGCCCGCCTCTCGGCCGAGCGGGCGGACGCGATCGCCACCGCCTTCGAGGAGTTCCGCGGTCCCGACGGCAAGGCCGACGCCATGGCGGTGGCCATGGGCGTGCTCGACAACCGCAACAACAGGCTGCTCGGCATGCCCTCCGTCACCGGCCGCCGCGACGCCATCGTCGGCTATGCCCATGGCCGCCTCGAGGAAGTGCTCTACACTTTCCGCCGCAAGGCCGGCACCGGCTTCCGCCGCGGCGCCGCGCTGCTGGACGACATGGTGAAGGCGGCCTTCGGCGAGAACGTCGGCGACGTGAAGGCCCGCGACTTTCTCGCCGCCTGGCAGACGGTGGCCGACGAGCTGGTGGATCGCGCGAATGCAGCGGGCATGAGTATCGCCAAGCTTGCCAACTACCTCCCGCAGAACCACGACGCCGGCAAGATGATGGCGGTGGCGAAGGACGAGTGGGTGGCCTTCATCATGCCGCGCCTCGACATCTCGAAGATGACCGATCCGCTGACCGGCGGGCCGCTGACCCCTGCGCGCGTGGTGGAAAGCCTGCGCGTCATCTATGACCGCATCGTCACCGACGGGGCGATCGACATGCAGCCCTCGCGCCAGGCGCAGGGCCGCGGCGCGCTGGCCAACCAGCGGCAGGAGCACCGCTTCCTGGTGTTCAAGGACGCCACCGCCTGGCGCGACTACAACCAGGCCTTCGGCAATGGCGACATATACGCCGCGCTGATGAGCCATATTCACGGCCTCGCCAAGGACATCGCCGCCCTCGAGGTGCTGGGGCCGAACCCGCACGCCACCGTGACATGGATGAAACAGGTGGTGGAGGGCGAGATTGCCAAGGCGCAGCTCGGCCAGCCGACCCTCTGGAACGGCGCTGCCACGGCCCGCATGGAGGGCCGCACCGACGCGATCGACCGCCTGTGGAACGTCGTCAACGGCTCCGTCGGCACCGGCAACCAGAACGCCGCCGACGCCTTCCAGGCGGTGCGCAACGTCCTCACCGCCGCCCAGCTCGCCGGCACGGCACTGACCGCCGTGCTCGGCGACCCGTTCCAGCAGCGCAATGCCAAGGTCTTCGCCGGCATCCCGACGCTGCGCTTCCTCGCCGACCTGCCGAAACAGCTCTTCGACGGCGCATCCAAGCGCGACATCACCCGCGCCGGCGTGGTGCTGCAGGACGCCATGGACGTGCTGACCACCGACATGCGCGGCCGCACCCTCGCCAATCGCTCGGCCGAGCTGACCAAGTGGCTGCCCGACCGCGTCTTCCAGTGGACCGGCCTTTCGCCCTGGACGACGGCGAACCGGCGCAGCCAGGCCATGTCCTTCATGTTCGAGGCCGGCGACCGGCTCGGCCAGTCCCTCGAGGAGATGGCGGCCGACGGCGCGCGCGGCGAGCGCTTCGCCCGGTGGCTGCAGGGCTTCGGCATCGGCGAGGCGGAATGGGCGATCATCCGCAACGCCCGGCCGGCCGACCACGGCGAGGCCGGCGGGCTGCTGCGCATGATGGACATCTGGGACAGCGCCCCCGGCGATCGCGCCGTGCAGGAGGCAGCGCTGCGCTATGGCGACGCGGTGCATGCCTTCATGGAGGAGGCGGTGCCCATGGGCACGGCGACGACGCGCGCCATGCTCGGCCGCTCCACCCGCGCCGGCACCGTCGCCGGCGAGGCCGTGCGCAACGTCACCATGTATCTGTCCTATCCGGCCAGCGTCATGCTGTCGCTCATCCGCGCCGCCCAGCACGAAATGACCGATGGCGGCATGGCGCGCGGCGGGCTCTACACCGCCGGCAGCCTTGTCTCGCTGACGATCGGCGGCGCCCTGGTGCTGCAGATGACGGAGCTGCGCAACGGCCGCGACCCGCGCGACGTCACCGACTGGACCTTCTGGGCCATGGCGCTCGCGAAGGGCGGGGCCCTCGGCTATTACGGCGACTATGTGCTGGGCGACTACACCCGCGGCTCCTCGCAGCAGGTGGCAAAGCTCGCCGGCCCGGTGGCCAACACTGCCGGCGACCTGCTGGCGGCGACGATCGGCGGCAAGGACATCGCCGGCGCGCTCACCGGCGAGGCCGAGTTCAACCGCGGCCGCCGCCTGGTGGACGTCGCCCGCCGCACCACGCCGCTGCTCAACATGTGGCAGATCAAGCCGGTGACCGACCGCCTCATCTGGGACCGGCTGACCCTGCTGGCCGATCCGAACGCGCATCGCCAGTGGCGCACCAAGGAACGCCAGCTGATGCGCGAGGAAGGGCAGGGCGTGTGGTGGGGCCGTGGCGAGGCCGAGCCGCGCCGGGCTCCCGACTTCTCGACCTTGTGGCAATAGCTGGTCGCGCGGCCGGACGGAAAACCGGTTCCCACTTTTCCTGGCCGTCGCTCCCGGCACACGCTTAACGCGCGCCCGCGAGCCCCACACTGGCAGCCTCGGAACCTCTGGGGCTCGCCGGCATGTCCACCTCCATCCCGATCACGCGCTCGACCCGGCAGGTGACGCTGGAGGCCTCGGCCGCGCAAACCGTCTTCACCTTCAATGCCGGTCCCGTCTGGGACACCGAGGACCTGGTCGTGCAGCGCAAGATCGCGCCGGCCACCCGCTTCACCACCATCACCACAGGTTTCACCAAGGCGCAGACCGGCTCGCCGGCGGGCGCGACCGGGGCCACCGTCACCTTCTCCGTCGCGCCGCGGCCGACCTCCGGCGATGCGGCGGTGCAGATCCGCATCACGGCGCGGCGCACCCATGAGCGCTCCACCGACTTCAGCCGCGCCGGCCGGCTGCACACGCCGTCCATGGAGCGCGAGGCCGACGAGGTCACCACCGTGCTGCAGGAGCTGCGGCGCGACGTGGATGCCGGCGACGCGGCGATCACCGCGCTCGAGGAGGCGGACGAGGCGCTGGCCGAGCAGATCGTCGACGTGGTGCTGGGCCAGATCCCCGACGGCTCGCTGACGCCGGAGAAATTCGAGCCCGCCGCGGTGGAGACTTCGCTCTACACGCCCGGCGGAACCGGCGCCGTGCCGCGCATCCTCCGCTACAAGCTGCGGCCGTGGATCGAGCCGCAGGACTACTCCGCTGCGACCCTCAACACCTATGAGGTGGATGCGACCGACGCCAGCAACAAGGCGATCGACTACGCAAAGTCGAACGGCGAGCAGGTCGTGCTCACCGCCGGCGCCTTCATGATCGGCGGTTCCATCAACATCGAGGGCAACGGCACGGTGCTGCGCGGGCGCGGCCAGAAGCTGTCCACCATCCTGAAGAGCCCGAGCGCCGGCAACGACATCATCACCTTCCAGGCCGGCATTTCCGGCGTGCAGCTGGAGGGTCTCGACATCGACCGGGCCGTGGCGGCCAGCGCCGGCGCGCATGGCATCCGCGTGCCAAATGCCTTTATCGACTGCATCCTGCGGGACATTCGCGTCCGGCACAGCGACGTCGGCGTGCTGCTCGGCCCCACCGCCTTCGGCAAGGTCATCAACCTCTGGTGCTCGGAGAACTTGAGCCACGGCGTGCTGCAGACCAACGCGGACGGCGCGATCGGCTCGCAGTGGTATTCGTCCGACTGCTACATGGGCAACAACGGCGGCTGGGGCTGGCTGCAGCAGCCGGATGCGGCGGCCGTCGGCAGCATGGCCGCCGGCGAACATTCCGACCTGAAGACCTTCGGCAACGACCTCGGCGGCTTTGCGGCCATCGGCCGGGCCGATGCCCCGATCGCCGCCGTTCGCATCAAGGGCCAGAACTTCTCCGGCCAGAACGGCGGCCCCTCCTACTATCTCGACACCTACGGCACCAACCACGAGCTGCATGGCCTGCATGCCGAGGAAGACGGCACGATCGCCACCGGCCCCACCAATTCGACGCCCGCCACCTGGGAGGCCCATGGCCTGCACCTGACCGCCAACAACGGCGACGTGCACCTCGAGGGCAGCCTGATCAACGGCCATGCCTGGTCCGGCATCTACTCCGAGACGCCGCGCCTGCACGTCGACGGCGTCGTGACCAAGAACAACGGCCGCGCCGAGGATGTCGGCCACGCCTATCAGTCCGGTGCGCATATCGCCGCCGGCACACTCATCGGCCACATCTCGACCGCTGGCTCGTCGGACCCGGCGCAGAAGTGGGGCGTCACCTTCGCCGCCGACAACGACCACCACCTGGACGGCCACAACCTCACCGGCAACACCACCGCGCCGATCGCGGCGTCGGTCGCCCTGACCAAGCTGCTGCTGTCCGGCGGATCGCCGGCCGAGGTGCGCTGCACCGACGTGGATGCGCCCGACTTCATCCTCTCGCCCGTCTCCGGCAACCCCTATCCGGCCGGGACGCTGACCAACCAGGTGACGCTCTACATCACGCCGGCCGGTCGCGGCCGCAAGCTGCCGCTGTTCAACGGCGTGAACTGGTCCAGCCACAACGCCTCCGAATTCGCGTACACGATCAACGAGAGCGCGATCAGCCCCTCGGCGGCGGGCGTCAACGAGAACCGCGACGTCTTCGCCTTCTATGACCGCGCCACCTTGGCGCCGAAGGGCTCCAAGGGCTTCGCCTGGGCCTCGGCCACCTCGCGCGGCACCGGCCCGGGCACGACGGAGCTGGAGCTGTTCAACGGTTTCTGGGTGAACAAATACGACATCACGAACGCCGCGGCGGCGGTGACGATCCCGGCGCGCTGCGGGCTCTATCTCGGCACGATCCGCTGCAACGTCTCGGCCCTCATCGACTACAATTTCCACAATGTCGACGTGAACGGCAGCAACCCGGCCAACCGCTGCGCCATCGGCATCTGGAACCAGTTCAACCGCCGCCGGCTGGTGGCGAGCCTCTACACCTCGGCCTCGTCCTGGTCCTACTCCTCGCAGACGATCCGCCAGCGCAACGGCGAGGCTAACGACAAGTTCTGCATCGTGTCGGGCATGGCGATCGACGATTTCCAGACCTCGATCGACGGGCTCATGAGCAGCGCGGACGTCACCGTCGCCTTCCGCCGCGGCGCGGGCCTCGACAGCACCACGGCCTATTACGGCGCCAACGGCTCCAACCTGACGGAGGCGGCCGGCGGCTTCCCGCGGGCGCCGGTGCCGGACGGCATCCCGGCGCAGCTCGGCTATCACGAGATCACCGTGCTCGAGAACATCCAGCAGGCGTCGAAGACCGCGACCGGCTACGGCGGCCGCGACGACAGCACCTGCCTGCTCGCCTGGGCGGCCTGACCATGACGGAGCTGCCGGCCATCCCCGTCATCCTCATCGGCCTCGGCATGGGCGGCGCGCTGGTCGTCTTCGTTCTCGGCGTGCAGCGCGCGCTGGCCCGCAGGGAGGGGTGATAGATGCAGGTTTCCAACCGCGGCCTGAATGTCATCAAGGAATTCGAGGGCTGGCGCCCGCGGGCCTATGTCTGCCCGGCCGGGCACTGGACGATCGGCTATGGCCACACCGCCATGGCAGGCCCGCCGACCGTCGTGGCCGGCATGGTCATCAGCCGCGAGGAAGGCTTTGCCATCCTGAAGCGCGACGTGGCCAAGTTCGCCGCCGAGGTGCTGCGCCTGGTCAAGGTGCCGCTGACGCAGGGCCAGTTCGACGCCCTGGTCTCGTTCCACTTCAACACCGGCGCGCTGGGCAAATCGACCATCCTGAAGCGCGTCAACGCCCGCCGCTTCGAGGATGTGCCGGCACAGCTGATGCGCTGGACGCGGGCTCGCGACCCGAAGACGGGGCAGATGGTGCAACTGCAGGGCCTGGTGCGCCGCCGGCGCGCCGAGGCCGCCCTGTGGCGCGAGATGAGCGAAGGGCCTGTGGCGACCCGCGCCGGCCGCGGCGAGGTGGCCGAGGTCGAGGAAGCGCCGACGGAGACGCCGCCGGCGAAGAGCTGGACCTTCCGCTCCATCGTCTCGGCCATCTTCGGCGGCAGCTTCATGCTGCCCTTCGGCGTGGACAACCTCTGGGCCTTCCTCGCCATCGCCGTGCTGCTGGTCCTTCTCGCCGTCGTCGGCGTGATGATCTGGACCGGCCGCCTGACAGTCGCCGGCCCGGCCGACAGCGTGCCGCTCGACACCGAGACCGGCACCGAGCCGATCGAGGAGGGCGGCGGATGAGCCTGCCCGAACCGATCACCACCATCTTTCTGGTGTTCGCCGCGCTCTTCGTGGCGGCCAGCATCGCCCGCATCTGGGGGTGGCCATGACCTGGCTGATTTCGCTCATCACCGGATCGCGCCTCGGCCGCTGGGCCGCCGCTGGCCTTCTGGTGGCGGCCGCGCTGGCCGTCGCCGTCTTCCGCCTCATCGCCATCGGTGCCCAGCGCGAGCGCGCCCGGCAGACGCAGGCCTCCCTCGACAACCTCCGCAACAGGGTCAGAACCGATGACGATCTCGCGCGTCTTTCAGCTGATGAGCGTCGCCGCCGTCTCGCTCGCGATTGGGGCGTGCCAGACCGCCGGCAATAGCTGCGACGGCTGGCGGCCGATCCGGCCGACGCAGGCGGAGATCCGCGCCATGTCGGATGCGCAGGTCTCCCAGCTGCTGGCGCATAACGAGCACGGCCGCCGCACCTGCGGCTGGCGCGGCAGGTGAGGGGAGGGGCAGGCGATGACCATCAAGACGGACTGGAAGCTCAACGTCCCCAGCTTCGCCATGACGGCGCTGGCCAGCGCTGCCGGATGCGTCGTCGCCTTCGTGGTGTTGCAGAGCGACGTCAAGGCCCTCAACGGCCACGTGCTGCGGGTGGAGCAGCGGGTGGAGCGGATCGAGGCGCGCCGCGAGGCCGACCGCGAAGAGAGCCGCATCCAGCGCAATGCCGATCGCGAGGCCGTCCTCACCATGCAGGGCGACATCCGCGTCGTTCGCCAGATCCTCGAAGGCATGCGCACGAGCCCGTCCGGGCCGCGCTGAACCGTTCGGCCGTTCGTGAGGCGGCCGGAGCAGTGCAGTGCATGCAGCCCTCCTTGGGCGTTTCCTCCCTGAACTCGAGCCCGCGTCGCCAACCGTCCGGCGCGGGCTCTTTTTCATGGCGGAAACACCGCAAGGTCACACGGCCGCCCTCGCCAAGCCATTGACGGACCAAGGGTCGGTTGAAACTTTTAATCATGTGGTCGAGGGTTCGATCCCCTCCCCGCTCACCATCCACAAACCCGCATGAATGCTGGAAAGTGCGGGGCCGTCGGTCGGCCGAATTTCAGAACAAGATGAGAACGTGTGACCTGAAAACAGGGTCACAAAGGTCACACGTGTGACCCTGCCGGTTTCGGGGCCGCCGCCTTCACGCTTTCAAGGTCCGTCGTCACGATCATCGACTTGTCGCAAACCGTGATGACCTGGATCAGGATCACCCCGTCTCGCCACCCTGCCGGCTGGCCGCATCGAGCATGCGCGGCATGCATATCGACATGGGGAGGGCAGATCAGGATCGATACCGGATTGCCGCTCCGGACGAGCTGCTGCGCCGAACCATGACGAGCCACGGTCCACGCCAAGGCCGCTTCGACTGCTCCCGCATATTCCTGCACGATCCGGTCCAGCAATGCCGCAGCCTCGCCTCTGAAGGGCTGCCGCGACAGGTCGATCTTGAGGTCTGCCAGCACGTCGCGCGCCTTGCGGTCCATCCCCGTCACCCCGTCTGCTGGTCAAACCACGCCACGGCCGCGGCGATCGCCTGGTCGCCATAGTCCTTGTGCGCCACCAGGTAGTGCTTGAGAATGGCGTGGATCGTCACCAGCGAATGGCCGGTGACGGCGGCGATGCGGATGGGGTCGTTGCCGGCGCGGGCGAGCCAGGTGACGCAGGTGTCGCGCAGGTCCTGGTCGGTCAGGTCGGCCACCGAAGGCATCGGCTCGAGCGCCCATGAGGCGAAGCGGGGGCCGGCGATAATTTTCTCCGGCTCATCCGAGGCGACATGCAGGCCGCCGTCCTTGTCGCGCCAGATGCCGGCGGCCGCCGCCGCGCGGACGCGGGCGAACATGGCGGCATAGGTGGTGCCGTGGCTGAAGGGCTGGCGCGTCTGCGAATTGACCACCAGCGGCAGGTCGATCTCCTCCACCTTCCAGTCCTTGCGGCGGGTCTTGATGGCGGCGATGCGGGCGACCAGCTCCGGCGCCTGGGGGAAGTCGACGCGGGCCAGCGTCTTCTGCTGGCGCTCCACCACCCGG